GTTAGGTCAGCTTGTGTAGAAACAAGGCTTGACCCTTCCTTGACATATAGTTTGTCTTGATCAGTTGCGTAACAAATTTCACCTTCTTGAATATCAGAGAGCGAGCTATTAAGATTAGAATATGTACCTCGTGCAACACGCAGAGGAGTTCGATTAGCAGGTGTTGGCATTAGAATGATCCTCCGTCAATGGTTTGAGTAGTAGTTACAAGCGATCCGCCTGTGGTGAAGTTTCCGCCGTCAATAGTGGGAGATCCAGCGTTTGCCCAAGACAAAACGCCCGATCCATCTGTAGTTAGGGCTTGGTTTGCACTGCCTGTGTTTACAGGAAGAGTCAATGTGTATGTAGCTGCTGCACTATGCGGTGGACCTTTAATCTTTACGCCATGAGAGTTGTTCTCACAGTTAAGAGTAAGTTCACCACTGCCGCCGGTTGAATCACCTTTAATAATGACAGCATCTTCAAAGCTAATAGCACTGGAACCAATTGCTTCCCAGGCTGAATTCTTACGACCATAGAGAGACCCATCCGTGGGAGCTTCGGGAGTATCACCATCTGCACCATCGGCTCCATCTGCGCCTGCAGCACCGGTAGCACCGGTAGCGCCTTGCGGTCCTTGCGGTCCTGTAGCTCCATCTGAACCGTCAGCCCCAGCTGCGCCTGTTGGACCTTGCGGTCCAGTGGCACCAGTTGCACCTTGAGGACCAGTAGGACCAGTAGGACCAGCAGCACCAGTAGGACCAGCAGCGCCTTGAGGACCAGACCTAGAAACTGCTACCCACTGAGCACTTTGATCATCTACATAGTAGACATACATAATGGCTCGATAAGAATCAAACCAAAGGTCACCACTTTGTAGTGATCTAGCACTATCAGCACCAACGGCAGGGTATCCTGTTGGAGGAGTCTCACCAATCAGTACTTTACCTGGAGGACCATAAGGACCTTGAGGACCGGCAGGACCTGAGGTAGTGAAACTGACCCAAGTACCTGCACTAGCATCCCAAAAATTAGTACGGAGGTCATCTGTGTCATGCCAGATTTTACCGTCTTGTTCGTATGTAATTGCAGCAGGTTGATCATCTTGAACATATGCATCATGCCTAGCAGCAATAGCTGCAGCATCAAAGATGTGATCACCATCTAGTTGTGTTTCAGCTTGACCAGAGGTCTGCTCATCTTTAGTTATTGTACTGTCTAGTTTATTCCAGTACTTTGCCTCCGAAGCATTGCTATAGTTTTCAGCAAAGCAACGTGTTTCTTCAATAGCAGATTTAAGAACGAAGAAATTATCGTTCAGGTCTTGTGCCTTAATTGCAGTGCCAGGGTAAAACTCACCAGGCAGTGGCTCTAAATCAGAGCAGCGGAAGATAATAAATTGTTGACCAGAGGTTGGGGCGACATTTATCTTGATGGTAGTGGCGTTAACCCACAACCAATTAGAATTATCAGTTTTTTCCCAAGCTGCTGTGGTGCTATTATAATAAGCAACCGCAACATCCTCTTGCTTGTAATATTCAAATGTAATTAAGTATTCTCTTTGTACACCATTACCGGTGTATGCGTCTCTTGCGCTATTGCAATTGTGACATAGTCCCATTACTTATTCTCCATCCGGATAATTGCGTCAATGTCCCCTCTACGGGATTGTCGTTTCAGGTTTCCTTGTGTATATCTGCGATCTGCGATTACTCCACCAAGCTCCCTGTCAACCTGCATGATTGCATCGGCTTTGGCAGTAGAAAGAGCTTTTCGCAGTTCTATGTGTAGGTTCATCCAGTCTTTCTTATTGATGGGAAGTCCAGTTTTGTTTTGAGCCTTCCTTACAGCTTTACGGAATTCTTGACCATCAGTCGAAGCCATGATTCGTTTAATTTGCTTCAGGAAATATTTCTCTTTACCCATGTAATAGAACATTCGCTCCTTTTCTGGCAATGTAAGTTTGACACCTTTGCCATCAGTGTTAACCGATGGACGCATGTCAAACTCGATATCAATAAGGAATTGTTTTTCAGGGGTACGCTTACCGCTTACCTTCCAGGGTGAATAGGTGTTCCATGCACGAGCAAGAACGTTTCCTGGCGCATTAACGACAGTGCCATCAATCCAGTCGTACTGATTACCCAGAGCCCCTTTTAAAACACTGCGGTTCATCATCATTGCTGCAAGGTTCTCTTCAACCACTTTTAGTTCAGGTGACACCAGACGACCAATTTCAGCTTGGAAACTAGACGCAGGCCCAGCTGCGCTAAGTAGGAAACCACTTGCCCATCGGTTAATAGCTGCAGGGTTACCAGACAACACGTCATACAGGGGTTCAACACCAGCCAGCATGGTCTTATCTGTAATCGATGCAGACAAGATGAATCCACTTAAAGACAGAAGGCTGTTCATATCCTTTTCAGGAAGTGTGTCAAAGTTATCCATAATGTCAGCAGTCAATGCCAACCAGTCAGTAACCCATCCAAGGTTGTCGTAGCTCACATAGTTACCACTAGGAAGCTTGATTGAACGAGGTTTCCAACCCATCTCTCGACGAGCTTGCATGACCTGACGATCAGCAACACCGTTACCAGTCAGGCTGTCATTTAGGAATAAAGAGGAAGCTGCCATGACACCAAGGGTGCCCATAGCACGACGACCTTTCAGTTCTGACCGTACTGCGTTATAGCTTCTTTTGAGATCACTAAAATCAGTAATACCACGTGCTGCCAAAAGTTCTTCTACTTCCTTGATAGGCATTTGTTCAAATGGCTTGAACTTTTCAAAGTCTTTTACAAACCTCTTAGTAATACTGTTTATACCAAACTGTGGCATGTATGTTTGCATGTACTGGATCATGTTGACAGGTGTCTTTGTGAACAGTACGAATGGCTTAAGAATTGGCATCTTATTAACGATCTCGGACACAGCTTCAGTAGCTCTGGTATCAAGGTTGAGTGAAATCTCACCAGCTGCATACTTAGTAGCTTTGTCACTGATGATCTTTCGACCTAGTTCATCCTCTTCCCAAATGCTTTCCATAAGCTTCTTTTGGACAGTGAGCATTGCATCTTCATCTACCTTGCCACTAGCGACAAGATCAAATGCTTCACCTTTCATCTGCCAGTGACCCTGTACAACCTGTACAAAGCCGTCAAAGGCTTGCATAGAACGATTACCGAACCTCAGCCAAGGATGCTCAGCGAGGTCTTTATAGGCATTCAGTTGCTCCATGAATACCTGAGGTCCAAAGTTTCCTTTATCAGCCTCGTTTTGAGCGTGGATTTCTAGTAATTCAAACTGCTTCTTGTTAGCCATGACATTTGATTCACGACCAGCAACACCCACGTAGTAAGGATCAGTAGCAGAACGTTTGAATGTCTGCTTCATGTATCCAAACGCTTGTTGCATGGTCTCACCCATGCCGATTAGCTGATACATTCCACGATGAAAAGTTTCTCGATCACCAGTTACCAAAGCACCTGCAAGCACTGTCACAGGCCGACCAACCATCATTGCTGTACCAGAGGCAAGAGCTTTAACAGGGGTGACAAGAGCAGACAATGCTGAGTTATATACGTTGGCCCAGAACAACCTTGTAGGAATGTTCTGCACACCACTAGAATCTTTCCAGAAAGGGTTGCTTAGGAAAGGTAATTCAGATGACTTACGCAGATAGTTGTTCAATGCATCGATAGTCGTTACTGAACCATCAGTTAGCTCATATGCCAATGCAAATTCAGCTAGCTTGTTAGGATCTTTCTGGGCAATCGATAGTAGCGTCTTACGAGTTTCACCAGCTTCACGGACTAACTGATCCATAGCGTCTAGATTCATTTGATCCATCTGCTTACGGGTCATCTTTGCAGTTTCAGGTGCAAAAACATCCATCATCTTCAATGCAAAACCACGATCCTTACCAGCCTTACCAGCTGCAATCGTCAGTAGAGCTACACGATCTGCAAGTTGTACCATTGCAGACTTAGCAGCATCACTATCCCCGGCATACCTGACACCTTGTGCTAGATCAGAGATCTGCCCAGCAACTGAGGTACGCAGTAGTGCCTTTGGTGCGCCCATTGCTGCAAGGTCTTCTAATGCTTTCTTACGAGCAATCTTGGTTGCCTGTACACCAGCATCACCGAGACTACGAATACCAGTCTCAAGATCAATCTTGGTTGAAAGTTTTTCAGACAACAAATATTCAAGTTCTTTGAGGTTTACTTCACCTAGGACCTCAGCTAGCTCTTCTGCATTAGCACGAATGGTCTTACCGTTATACAGCTTTCCATTCAGCAGTCGGTAACCAACCTGCCCAGCATCTCGATACTTGTCAGCAAGATCCTGCATGGTCTTGGTATAGACACCAGCATCTTTAGTAGCCTTACGAATCTCAGGGTTGCTCATCATCGATCCAAGACGACCCCAGGCTGTATCAGCGTTGTCTTTAATACGGGTGTAATCCACAGCAGCACCGTAGATACCTGTGTCATCGACAGTTCGAGAACCAAGCTCTTCGTTTGTATATAGGTCATGCACACCTTTGACAGGTGCTTGTTGACCTTCTTCAAGGTTTAGTTTGCCAGTCTCGTCCAGGTCTTTTTCACGACGCTTGACAGCGTTAGTCAGATCCTGATCAGGTGTGGTGTCTTTAATAGTCTTAGACTTCCATTTGGCACCCATTTCATCTTCAGGCACCCAACGGAGACTACGAGAATACTTAGCACCGTTGTGGACAAGTTTGATCAAGCTGCCTGCAAAGTCAAGGGTCAGACCGAAACCAAGACCTTCGTAGATAGTCTTGTTCCGCTTGATCTCAGGTGAATCACTATCCAACGTTGCAAGGTTGGAGGGGATCCATTCAGTGGAGTTCGGGAATGTCTTCTTAAGGACACCAAGAGCATTGTGTTCTTGTGACCTTGTAGACGTGTAGTCAACCAAGACACCAGAACCTGCACCTGCAGACACACCACCAGCCCATCGAGTCAGAGGACTGTTGACGATCTTTCCAATACGGGTCAGCTTTTGAAGCTTTGCAGCATTAGCAGCAATCACTGCTTTGCCACCGACACCAGTCAGTGCAGTCAGGCCAACTGTAGGGAGTGCAATAGATGCAAGATCCCTCAGTGCTTGAAGGTTTTGGTCTTTGAACTTATTGAGCTTTTTGAAATTGACACCAGGAATCAGGTTGATTGCGTCAACACCGAAATCCAGTGCGGCGACTCCTGGGAGCACTGCGGCCTCAGAGAGACCACGTGCCCAGTCACCACCATCGTTCCCTTTATCAAACAGACTTGTCTGCTCTTCAGGATCGATCTCACCATAGTATTCGTCATCCTTACCTCCATCTTCACGTGGCTTGGATTCTGTATCTCCCTTAGGAGACTGTTGATTTGATTGCTGAGGATTACCTTGCTGTTCTCCCTGCTCTTCTTCAGGTTGTGATTTTGCTTCACGTTCCTGTCGCAGCTCTTCAAGAGTTGCTTCTTCTGCAGGGTCTACAGCGTTTGGCGTACCATAGGTAATTGCATCCTCATTAAAATACTCATTCATTTTTATTGAAATGCAGGTCGAACTAGAGATGGATCGCTCAATGCTTGTTTATATCCGTACTTATATGCAGACTTCATTACACTTGGAAAGTAGTTGTAGTTTTCACCACCAGGACCATCAAAGCCAACACCTAGACGTTCAACATTTCCCATACCACCGTTGTATGCGTAGATAGCTTTTTCCATATCACCACCGAAGTAGTCAGTCAAATAGCGTAGATACTTAGCAGCCCCATCAATTGCTGATGCAGGGTCAAACGGATTGACTTTAAATTCTGCAGCAGTAGGATCCATAAACTGTGCAAGACCTTTTGCTTTACTCCTAGATACAGCATTAGGGTTCCAGGCACTCTCAGTTTCAATGAGACCAGCAATAATGCTAGGCGGAATATCGTGAGCCTTAGCAGCTTGTTCAATCAATGAGCCATAACCCTTAGGTATCATCTCTGGACTGAAGTTACCTGCTGAGCCAAGTACACGTACTGAAGCAGCAGGGGTGGGGTTTCTATTAAATAGCCTTTGTAGTGCAGGAGTAATAGTATCTTGAAATACTTTTACTGCAGGGCTTTCAGGTAAAGTGTCCAAATCATTTGCGTCTAATTGAATATTTAGAACTTGGAATGGGGTGATACCTTTGATACGTGCCAAGACCTTGGCTTTCTCAGGCATTACAAAGTTCACAGTGCCATACTTACTGGCGATTGCTTCAAGCTCACTCTTCTTAAAAGCAGCTTGGCCTCCGATATCTTTCTCCCCCTTCTTCAGGTAGTCAGGGTTCCGTCGGGTGTTCTCTTCGATTTGTCGTTGTCGTTCAACAACTGCTGCTCTATCAGCTGTGTTTGATCCGTTGTTAATTGGATCGAAAGCTGGATAGCCATCGGTTGTTACATTAAACTTAGGATCTTTATCGAAGTATTCTCTCGTAGCCTTTTCTGCTTTCTGTGCAGCTTCTGCAGCAGTTATATTTGTATCAGTTAGATATCCAGCAATCGCACGTCTGTAGTAAGTACTGAGATCATCAATAGCACCATCAACTGTTGGGCTTTGTGTACCGTCAGGAGTAGATGAAATGTCCCCTCTACCACCACCAGTTCTAGCTAGCTTTTCAATCCAATCCGGAGCAGCCCCAGACTTACCTCGTGCTTCGTCTTGTCGTTCCGCATCTCCAATGAATTCTTCATACACATCATTTGAGACACCCATACGTTTAAGAGTACTAACTGACAACTGACCTTCACGTCGGATGTCTCGCAGCTTTTCAGTTGCCTCATCATCAGCTATTGATTCAAAGGTTCTTGATTCAAGATTCTCTAGTAGAGTTGATGTACCACCATCGGTTTCATCTGCATACAATTTTACTGCTCTCTCCCAAGTGTCTCTATTAAAACCATCTGGGTCATCGAGTAGTGCTTTTGCTATGTCTTCTGCTAGTTCTCTATTCTTCTTGGCTTTGACACCTTGCTCAGCTCGATCCATCTGAACGATGCCTGTTTCAATAGCTGCATCAATCCGTCTGAATCGTGTGGGATAGAAATCTCTATACCTTTTTCCAGCACCAGGGTTATCAGGGGGAATGATTGCATCTCCCATTGCCTTGTACTGTTCAGCTGAGACAATCTCAAGTACAACACCATTGGCAACCAAGGTTTCAAATTTATCCCATGCAGCGGTGTTACCCATTGGGCGGCCATCATCGCCAGCAATTGCTGCTAATTGAGGAATAAGTGTTTCTGGTGTCCTAGATGCTAGTGACTGTTCTACCTCTGCTAGTTGACGTGCAGCTTCACGTTTGTTGTATGCAGTCTTGTACTCACGAGCGTCAGCAGACTTGACACTTCGCATTTCAGGTAAAATCTTGTCTTCAAGAAAAGACCTACGAAGACCAGTCAGCCCTTTCCTTTCTGCAAAGTCAGCAATAATGTCATTGATCAGTGGCTCACGTTCAGATGGAGGAAGGTTTACAAACTGCTTTGTTGCTTCCTCAATGATTCGTGGCAGTTCATTCTCAATTGCCATGAGGGCCTGAGCTTCTCGACGACCCATCTGTGCCCAGACACTGCCACTCCTATATGGTTCAGCTGCTTCGTAGTCAACCTTACCTACCTCAGCAGCAACCTTTTGACCATCGATAAACTCAGACTCAGCTTGCTCACGACCAGCTACATAGTCAGGACTAGGAGCTGAGGGGCTTAGTAGCTCTTGAGTAAATGCATCCTTACGTTCACGGACTGCATTGTCCGCATACAGCTGACCTAGTTCTTCTGTAGCCTTTGTAGAAAATGCAGCAATCTCTTGAATACCTTTGATTCGCTCAGCATCATTGGCAGCAATAGTGCGTGCATCACGTTGCATGTCTGATAGGACCTGACGTTCAGCAGCAAGTAACCTCTCGTGTTCTGTAGCTAGAGGTCCTGTGTAATCAATAGGATTTACAGGATTGAAACTAGCGTTTGATTCTGTTGGTCTGTATTGGATAGGTTCCATTATGCTCTAAGTTGTTTGTCAATCCCAGTTCCGAAAGAAAATCCATCAAGTGCTGCGCTACCAATACCAGCTATGAGTGATAAGCCAGAAGGTCCGACATTTTGTACAGGCTTGACAGGTGCAACAGGCTTCATAGGTGCAATAGCAACCTTGCTATATGCAGCGTTATTAGCGTTCTCTTGTCTACGCAGAACATCTAGGTTCGCGTTATCTATAGCAAGACGTGAACTCATCAGGGTTTTTGCCATAACTCCTTGGTTACGAACGTACTGTCCGACTGGATTTAAATCTTGACGTACTGCTCCACGACCACTCTTTCCACTAGCTGCAGCCCTACCTTGGAGACGTGCTAGCTGCACCATCATGTTTTGTGTCTGAACACTTTGTCCTGTGTAAACATCGTTCAACCTTTGCTGATTACGGCCTTGTGCTAGTGAGGCAGCTCGCTGACGGTTACGATTCCCTTGCTGATAGATGCCCTGTCTGGCTGCATAAAGACCGGTCTTTTGTACCCAGTCCTGCTCATAGATTTTTAGTTTTTGTCGATACTGTCTGCGTAGCTGCTCATTCTGTCGTCTGGCTGCAGCTGCTTTTTCACTGTGTCCACCAATCGCTCCTAAGATTCCTGTGACACCTTTGGCTGCGCCTAAACCAAGAGATAATGCGCTTATTGGATCCATCTTCTAAAAGGTATAAAGGGTAAGTTGTTCGGTCCAAAAGGAACCTCTTCTAGTAACTCGAAGCCGAGATACTTAAGTAGTCTTAAATGTGTTTTATTTCTTTTGTCTGCATAGTTCCACAGTACTTCTTCTGATCTGCTCTCAATAAAACGTTTAGCTTCTCTTGCAAAGGTGATCGGGAAGTCATGGATAGCATCAGTACAGAGCATCCAGATGCGTCCGTTATCTTCTACTCCAGCTAGTCCGGCAATCCTGCCGTCAGGTACTGTGAATGATACGCAGAAGCCCTCCAGAGTAGACAAAGGGATATGGATTGTAGGTATTACTCCATAACCATCTATCGTTTCTCTGAGGTCGTCTGGGCGTAGGTTAGAAGCCACCTCATAGGCAGCTTCAAACGTACATGGGTGGATAAAATCAGACACGTTTATAATATGGTCTATTGTATGCACCTTCCCAAGTCATTGAATTTAGAGTCAATGGAGCATCGTAGGAGGTGCTAACTGATATATTTAAATTATGGTTTTTTGTATATACAGGAACGGTCTCAATATGCTCACCACGTCTTGGTGGAGAGTTTGATTTATATTCATCTGATGGAGTCTGCTCTACTAACAACTTATAATTATCATACCCTTTTCTTTCAATATTTAAGTCATAAGTACCTACTGCTCCGGTGCTCATCTTAATCCGATGAATAGTTAGATTGCCAGTGATGTCACTTACATTGTTTCCACGAGGATAGATTGTAGGGAATGTAATTTTAGTTTCAAATGGAACACCCTCTGTTGTGTCGTTATAACCGTCAAGGAAAGTTTCGTCTAATGTTGACGTATCCATCTTGTAGAACTTGTATCCATTATCTCCATAGACAACAGTAAACATCTTGTCTTGTGGGAGACTGACAAAGCATATAGGTTCATCAACAACCCACTTCACCCATGCAGTCTGGCTAGATTCTTGACTGTTCTCCTGTTTAAATCTGTACAGGTACATTTCAGGTGAGTTTGTGAAGCCATACTTCTTGTAAACAATAATCATTGATTGTTCACGTGAGGCAACTGGCATGTTGAAGCCATTACCAAACTGTGTTTGAATCGGTTGTGACCTTTCGTTGATGTCTACAGGACCTCGGTCGTAGATGTTAGTCATCTCATAGAACCGACTCATGTTGCTACTAATAAACCCTATGTTTGTACCAACAAAAATTGGTCTTGATACAGGATCAAAAGTGTAGTTAGCTATCTTGGTTATGTTTACAGTTTCTGTTGTAAACAGACTATCGTTTGTTGTAATGCTGTACTGCTCTGACTCACCAAACAAGACCATTGCATTGTTCACTACGGAAGACCCGTAGATAGGTACACGTTGATTGCTGTTAGCATCAAGATCTATAGGATCAATCAAACTTGTAGTGACAGCTGTGTTAAGGAAGAGATTGTTAATCTCACCTGCTCTACTACTGATGACTGATCCGTTGCTTGTAAAGAAGAATAGTCGATTCTTGTAGTAATTAATATCTGTGATCCTAGATAGACTACTGAACATACTAGGGTTGTCCTTAGCTGTTCCAGCAGTCCTAGGTTCGTATTGCATAGGAGACACAATGAACGCAAACCTATCCTGATCTGACTCCCGCGCAATGGTGATCATGTGCGGCAATGTACCAGCGTTAGGGTTGTACTGTTCAAAGGGTTTAGCAATCTCCTCCCAGTAACCATCAGACTTTGTCAAGACAACAGTTGTAGGGTCACCATCTAGCGGCTGGCTTTCAGACCTGTACACCATGTAGAAGTCATTCTCATTCTCAAATGAGTTAATTACCTGGACAACAAATCCTGCATAACAACTAGTGGGTAGCTCTGCTACTGAATTCACTCGTGCAATAGGTACAATGTCACCTTTATCCTCTAGCTTCTGTGAGTTAATAACATCTGCTACAGCTATCTCGGGTGTACTTACAGAGAATGGAAGAGAATTTTCTAAGTAAAGACCACTACCGACAATAAGTACTTTATCAATACCTGCGTCTAGGAATTTGTCACCAAGCTCTAGTAAGATCTCTTCAGCACTGTCGTTATTTGCTAAATCATCAGGAACAATTAGATCGTTAGCAACTCCAGTAACTGAAATGGTCTTGTCAATTTTAAATTTCAACGTTAAATTTGGCTTGCCAGTCATGCTTAACGTTTCAGTGTAGGACGTACCAGCTGAGTAACCTTTACCTGGATCGATAATTTTTACAGAGTACGTGTATTCTGCTTCGTTCCTATAGTTACCACTATCGCTACTTTGTTTCTGTACTACCTGACCAAGAAAAGTTACTTCAACAATAGCTTCCTCTGTCGCTGATGATTCCTCCAAGGTAAATCTCCACGGACCATCTGTTTGAAGTGGTAGCGTTAAGTCTTCGTCATATTCATCACCAAGATCTTCTACACTAACAAGGTTAATGTCTTGAATAGAGGTATAGGTAACCTGTGTGCTATCATCATAAAAGCGTCTAAAGGTGTACCCATAGTTTTCAGTATCAATTAGTTTTAGATTGATAAAACTATAGTACTTGTTTGTGTCACCAGCTGTAGCCTCAACACCTCTGGCTAGAGTAGGGGCTTCATTGGGATTTGCAAAAATTATATTTTGCTTACTGACACAGTACTTCAAAGGTCGGTCAGGTTCATTCCTAAAGTAACCATTGCTATTGTAGGTGTTAGCAGTAATTGACTGTAGTAGATCACCATTGTCATCAGAAACCTCTAACAATCCGCTGTTGTATAGATAGTTTTTGTGTGGAATGATAGATTCATTAGTGTATCGAACAGCTTGTACTTCACCATCTTGGTTGAAGATTGTGATACTACCATTCTTCTTGACACACCCGTAGTAAATGTAGTCTTGATTGATTTGGTTGCTGAGTTCTACCTCGAACCACGTACCATCAGGGTCAGCATCAAGAGAAGCTAGCGCTGTCCCATCAGCTTGTTTCCAATCAACTAACTTAAAGCCAGGTCTTCGGGTCAGACCAATGACAGGGTCAGGTATTACATTAACAGCTTCTGATAGTTGTCCTGGTTTTTTGAGTTCATCTGGCTGTTCATTCAAACCACCCAGATAGTTAGGGTAAGATTGTGATACAGCCGTCATCGTGCAAGAGTCCTATAGGGTTGATAAGGTCGATAAGAAGTTCCTTCAGGTGTACCGAAGATTGTATGGTCACCTTGATTACATTCGTATTCCATACATGCTGCACGAGCTTGTGCTTCTTGTGTGCCAAGAAGTTGTACTAGCTCAGGGTTAGTCACCAGCTGTGTAGCTGCACGACCACTGGCTCGAAGAGTGATGTAACGCTTAAACACTGATGGCAATTCATCGTATGGGAACTTCCAAACAATGTTGCAGTAGATAGTTGTTGTTGGTTTAAATTCATATGTGTGGTGCATTTTGTCATACATCTTTCCACCACGTCTGACTAGATTAGATGTACGGTACACTTCATTTTCATACACATCAAAACGTAGAATGTTTTCAGGGACATAGATGCAGCCATCACTCTCTGCTGTAAGAGGGTAGTGATCCTCACGATTAAATATCCAACCTTCATTTTGTACATCAGCATTGACTTCCAGCAACAGTGAATGTACAAAAGCTACTTCAGGGTTTACATATACTTCTTCGCCATCTTGTTTGTGGCAGATACGGGTAATAGGTGCTTGCCCAATTGCCATAAGAATTGAGTTTACACTGGAGAGTTCGGTCTCAGATTGAACGGTTGTATTCATAATAGCAATTAGAAAAAGGGGCTCCCGAAGGAACCCCATTAAATATCAGGAGCGATCAATCGCAGGAGAATCACACTCAACGCCAGAGTAGGCGAAGCGGAGTCCAGGAGTTTCGCTATACACTGCAGAAGCAGACACGGCAGAACCGTAGCCTTTTGCAGTCTTTGCTACCGACTTGCGGATAGCAGTATTACCTCCGGAGATACCGGAAGTACTTCCACTGACACCATTGTTGCCAGCAGGAGATGCGGGATTTGCCATAATTTAATCAGCAATAATTTATCAAGCTGCCTGCAGTTCAATTGCAGCAGCAGGGTTCAGCCAATCGGCACCCATAGCAAGGCGACCAATAATCATATCCAAATTAATCCACACTTTCATGTGGCTCTGACTATATCTTCATCCCATAGGGATGCTGGACGCTAGTGATGTATTACGTGAGGAGCGCCTCACACCATCTAGTCGATGCACCTTCTCTGTACGCTTACAGAGCTTGGCTCAGGATTGCCTTATCAATTAAGACTTAGGTTTCCCTGAATTCATCCAGAGTTTATCTAACAATTACTTGCTAGAGGGGCAATATGATTTACCCTGATACATAGCCTGCACGTCACCACCAGTGGTTTGGACGCTAGGACCGATACCTTCGACAACAGCAGCAGCATCGCGCTGATAGATCAAACCGCAGTGTGCAGAGAAGTCGCCGGAGTAATCGTTGTTCTCACCATCGACACGATTAACAGTACCAGCCATGAAAGGCAGGTTGTTAGAACGACGGATAGAGATACCAGCGATCTCATAGAGACCTTCGCCAGAGTTCATTGAACCTTGGGAAGCACCGAAGTCACGGTTCAGAATGTTGGTGTCAACTTGTGAAACCAAGGCGTAGTATTGCCTTGGGGACAGGACTGCTGTACGTCCGGTGGACGGTACATTCTTTTCATCGAGGATACTTGCTGCTTCAAAGAAGCCATCCACGAGAGCTTGTGCATTCAGTTGATTACCAGAACCCAGGTTGACCACAGAACCACCGGGCTCGGGGCCAGGAGATGCAGTGATGGGGTGTGCGGTACGTGCAGACTTAGCAATGACACGGAAGATTTTCTTGTCATAAGCTTCAGCAAGAGCGTGACCAATCTTGGCAGAGATCTCGCTACGCAAAGAGTAGTGTGCGAGAGTCTCGTCCAAATCATAAAGAAAGGCTGAGGAAACCAAAAGGTCATCCATCACCACTACTTTTTCTGCCACCGGAGGATCACCAGATCCTAGGATTGGCGTGCCTGGTTGATGATATGACGCATCCATACGTCCCGTGTAGATGAACTGTAGGGACTTACCGTTACGCAGGGTACGAGTTTGAACAGTACCTTTGGCGATACAACTTGACTCGTAAGCTTTGATCATCTCCATGATCATCTCTATCTTTCAATAGAGCACGGACTATATCTTCACCCCTGAGGGTGTCGGACGCTAGTCATGTTTTACGCGGGACGCTTCCCGCACCATGTAGTCTCTGAACCTTCCCTTCAAGCGTGAAGGGCTTGGCTGCTGATTGCCTTAGCTATTGCCTTAGGTTTCCAGCAATTCATCCGATTATCAATTTAGGGTTTCTCCTAATTGGGGCAAGATTATTTACCCGAAAAGAGTTTGAGATATGTTGCGTACTTAGCGTCGTAAGCATCACCACCTTGAGTAAGACCAAGGCCAGGTGTTTTGTTGAGATTACCTACTGAAGTAATCCCCATGTCGTTATTGTCAGAACCATATGTGCGGGTCTGACCAGTATTGGACTCCGAATAAGAGTTCCCTTCTTGGGAATATACGGGCATTTTCGTTAAGAAATAAGTTTACTTTATCTCTCTATCGATAGAAAATTTTTTGGTATTTTTTGGTTACCAAACCATGGTTCGGCAAAGGTTGTCCGCTTACGGGCCATTGCCAAAAAGAAAAGGGGTCCTACTCCGAGGTGCCCCAGTTCTGATGTCACTTAGCTTGCTTCAGATAACTGACGCCACGATAGACGAGCTTTTGTTCACGCTTAGCGAGACTTTGTTGCTTCACTGCGTGACGAACTTGTACTTGAGTCATCATAATTCTCCAGTGACCTAACCCCCGTTCCATGATTAGGCGTCATGCGTCCAAGTATGATCTAAAACAATTTTGTTAAACTCAGACTCTAAATAATGTAGTCGTCTTTGTTCTGATGGGTGACCACCAGACCATCTTTCTATCGCGACACGTATTGCATCGCGAATAACAATAGCTGTTGGCCCATCTATAGTTATGTCATACATGGATGAACGGACGAGAATTACTTCTTTTTCTTGGGAGTACCTTTCTTTACACAGTTATTAACGGTACGTCCTCCCTTTTGTTTGGTGCCACGCTTTTCGTAGCCTTTCCAGCAAGATTTATTAGTAGGCAAGATTAGACCTCTCTAGTTTTTGGAATACATCCTGCCGATACGCAGGGTCATTGTCATAACGAGGATCATGCATTGCTGCAACGACTTCAGCTTGACTGCGGAATGTATCTACTTGGGGTTGTGCTGCTTTACCAGTCAGCATTTCACCTTCGTAGCCATTCGCTTGTACAAATTGCGACTGAAGACCAGCCACAGCAAGTTGAACCATCTCTAAGTTACCTTCCTCAACCAAGTTGTTGAACGCATCAACATACTCACGAGGCATGTTCTGATCAGCCCAGTTAGTGAGGTTTCCATAAGCTTCCTCACCACCTGCAATCTGATGGATGGATGCGACTTCTGAATCATTGAAGTCAGCAGTAGGTTCTGTCTCTCCCTGCATACCAATGTAAGCAGCGATCAGTTCTGAGCTATCTAGATCTTCGAGTTGGCCGAGTACCTCTTCAGAGATCTCACCATCGTTGGCATAGAACTCATCACTGGCTTTGTTTAGTAGCTCGTAGATAGGGTTTTCTTCTACTTCTTCTTCGGTGGTGTCTTCTTCGTCCCGCACTTCTTGCTCGGGTTCGTCACTGCCATTTTCATCGTTAGTACCTAGTTTCTTTTGTAGTTCAATGTAGGCTTGTTCAAGAGCTTCTGCATCTTTGAACTTACCTGCCAACATCTGTTGTTCAGCTTCTGCCTGAGCTTCACCAATTGCGATAGCTTCTTGCTCACCGGCATTGAATTCAGGCTCGTCAGCTGGGGTGGGATCATACGTCAGTGTTGCCATTTGCTGTGATTACTTTTAGTTTGCCAAGACCAACAGTCTCGACATAGTTGGGTGAACGACCAAGTTTTGGAGTGCCGACCTTGGCCTTAGGTGCATACTTATTAGGTTCTGGTTCTTCTACTTTGAGGATTGGTTTCTCAGTAGGTGGATGTTTAACTTCTCTTGAAGTGCGAGGTGCTTCCGGTTGGCTAGGCTTCCGGCGGGACCTGCGCTTCGGGGTCGGTTCCTGTGATTCCATTCATCATCTCCTGTGCATTAGGGTTTTTGGTGGGATCCATCATTGGACTACTAGCGAACTGACCGGCTTGTTTAGTTAGCTCTATGTTCTGTTGCATCTGCAACTGCTGCTGTACTTCACCCTGAACATCAGTCACACTCTTAACAAGGTTCAAGTAGTCAATACCTTGACTTGCTGCCAGTCGTTTGATGTACTCATCAGGGTTGATGAACTTAGCCAGGGTCTCAGGACCCATGGTCTGAGCAATAGTAGTAATGAATTGGATCAGTGATTCCCGATCTTGACCACGGCCAAGTGCATTTACACCTGCCACGATCTGTGGTGTAACGATACCTTTGGGTAGCTTCGGGAGTTGACCACTCCTCTGCAGGATCATCATGATCCGGTTTAGGTAAGGCTTGAGGAACTCGTCAGTCAGTACAGAGAACATGCCTCCGAGCTGTTGTTCGAGTTCGAGTTGTGTCAGTCGCACTTCTTCAGCAGTTGTACGCTCAGACTGTCGGATGTTCAACACCATGAAAGCATCCGAGATACGTTGACTCAGTTGTTGAGCCATTTCATATGCAGTTCTAAAGTCAGCTGTCTTACCTACCTGTACAACTTGCACATCATCAGGACGACCCTGAATGATTGCACCGTTGCCAGCCTGGGCAAGAGTCTGTGGCTTAGTAGTAGACGAGGGGCTGACGAGGAATACAACCTTAGCGGCAGCTGCAGAACCTTCAATCAATGCCTGAGACAATGCCTCAAGAGACTTCAGATCTCCGAGAAACTCCTCTACCCGACCACGTCCATACGCTTCACCATCGAAAGACACGAAGCGCAGGGGAAGCCATGGACTAGCGTTCTTAGGTGCAGTGCTACGGCTATTAGGTAGTACTTTGTCTAGGCATTCTTGATACCAAGTCCAACGCCCATTCTTTTTATCAAGCTTGACGTGAGTGAATACTTCTACGTCATCATCGGGTCGAGATGACCCTGTCTTACCATTCAAACCTCCGCCAGCACTAACCTCATTAGGCTTAGGCTCAGCAGAGACTGGGAGATCAACGAGGCGTCGATTGATAAGTTCTTTAGTGACGATCTCTACAACATTCCCATCACCATCACGTTCAAGAACGTACCGATTGAGTGGGAAGTTCTTCAATCCATCTTTGCCCATGTAGATCAGGGCATTACCAGCAACGATCAAATGTTTCATTGCTTGGTTAATTACGACACGATCATTTTGACTATTGACATAGTCCATAATCATGCGTTCGATCTTACTGAAACTAAGGTCCAGCTCACTCCTCATCTCTGCATCAAT